ACCCGGCACCTCGTAGGCTTGTAGCGCTATTTGAGCAACTGATTAGCTAGTTTAATTAGTCTCGAGTAGACCTTCCTTTTTAGGAAAGGTTTCCACTTCCATTCAATCCCAGAAATGGGGTCGTCGTGGAAGCGTCTACTATGTAGGTCTTTCGACACTACAACTGGGTCCCATTCGATATTCCACGCCAAAGCGGCGTGCCGAGCAGCAACTTGCTGCCTGGTACCATACATATCATGTGTATGATCTGTGTCGTCCTCTTTTATCAAGAGGGCCACTGCTGTTAAGAAGCTTACGACCTTATCGAATGGAAATCCTCCTGGATTGGTGCCATAGTACCCTCTTTGGGGTATAAGCGCCATCGCATCCCGAGCAAAACTCGGGCGGCAAGCACGCACAGCGCGTGCACCTAGGATGGAGATAGCAGAATGAAGGTTCTCAGGAACGACTTGGAAAGCTTTGAACTTGAAGCCGTACATTGTTCTGAGGATCACTCTACCTGCGAACTCAGCCACACGTGGTGAACTCACAGACTTCGATTCTGAAATATCAACGCCAAGCGCTGACATAACAGAGCGATAATCTCCTGCAATCTCTTTGTTTTTGAAAACTATGTCATCACCAAGGATAACATATTGGTCTTTCCAATCTATACCCCTTGCGGAGAATAGTTTTCTTACCAAAAAGTGATGGGACAATGCGAACATCGCGAACGATGCTTGCGAACCTAGCGGTTGACCTTTAGTCCACGTCACATGAACAAGTTCATGTGGACAAACCGGAGTGCGAATCATCGCACCCGGACGCAGTACTAAAGTTTCATATAGACTAACAAAAGTTCTCCAAGATGGGGCGACTGATAGTGTCTTGATTGCGTGCTTCGTGACTGACCACGGAAATGAATCCGTAGCAGCACTTAGATCGATAGAATAGCAAGTTTCACCTTGCTTTATCCAATCATGAACACGTCTAACCCCACTCTCTTGGTCATACGTATGATCCTCACGTATTGTACGTATGTATTGATATAGCGCCCTTGAAAATGGCGCTAGTATCTCATTCTGCCAAGGCGGGGCGGCATAAAACCACCTAACCTTGCCATCGGATTGAATTCGATGGTCTACGTAACCGAAAGGCCAGTGTGTCCCATTTGAGACATCTGGTTCGATTCGTAGACGAATGAGCCAAGAAGGTAAATCACTACCATTGAATTCTGCATATTCTATTGCAGACATTGCACACTCAAATTCCTCTGACCGGAAGGTCACAGGTTGTTTTGGGCGTAAATGCTCAGTGATAGGTCCTTCAGGGAACAGTTTTTTACGTCCCCTGAAAGATCCTTTACCTCTAAAGAACTTTTTTAAAACATCACTTGATACACTATCTGTGCGCTCTACGTTAGCCCTAAAGGCTTCGATATCCGCTAAAGATAATTGTCTTTCCTTACCAAGGAATAGAGTCCAACTTCGGACTACCTGTAATGTCTGTATAAACTTTTCGTCAGAACCCTTACGGGTTACATCTTGAAGGTATTTAAGATGAGACTTCCTCCACCAAGTGGGGGATGCGTGACTAGAGTCGGCTCTTAAGTTGATAAGGTAGGTTGACATCTCTTTCATTCTTGAAAGAGTCCATTCTGGACCAGAATGGTGAAGCCATTTATGTCCTAAAGACCACCAAATCTTCTTAAATTCAGCTGCAACCAAAGGGAACGCGTACAAGATCCTAGCCGAATTACGACCAGAAGTGTTCATGTTTAACATGATGTACTCCTATTCGGGAATTAAGACGAAAGTCTTGTTCGCACCCAGTCTACGTCCTCAAAGAGGTCCAGATTCACAGCTTATTGCGAAGTCTAGAGTTTCCACGTAGTA